ATTATTCCTATCGAATATGAAACCATCTTCGTATTTATCAAAAACTTTGCTGTCTGGATAAACTGACTTAATTACTTTACATGTTTGCTTAATTGTAGAATTAAGAGCAACCACCAAAGTAAGTCTCGCATCAATTTCTCTACTTGTAATAATAAAGGATAAAGTTTTCCCAGCACCAGTGCCAGACCAATTACCATAAGATTTGTTTTTTAATAACCTATGAACTGTTAATTTCTGCATTAAGTTTGGCTGGTAAGGGAAAGAATATCCTATTGGGGGAATATAACTAGCAACCTGTTCGTATTCATCGAAGAACATTTCTTTAATAGCGGTAAAATATTTTCCACCGATTTCGTTTCTTAATTCATCAACATATTCTGGATTATTCAAGATAATATTCCAAAGTTTTCGCATCTTATACTGAACAAGACTTTCAATTGCTTCTTCGTCCATTGTTGCATACAAGGAGTTGTCAAGTGAATGAAGGTCTCTTGTTACATTGATTGCTGGAAGCCTTGGTTCTGGCGTGGTTGTTTCAATAGAAGTAATTTCACTGTCTACATCATCAATTGTTGTTATTTCTTCATTAATATTTTCTTCACCATTTAATCTCGCTTCTACATCGTGTATAAACGCATCAACTTCTTCTTCGGTAGTTTCATCATCTTCACATTCAAAGCGCTCTCTTAACTCACGTAAAGTGGTAATACGCTCTTCTGTTCCCGCTTCTGTATGAACAAGTGGACTGAAATCAATTGGAATGTTTCCTTGACCTATAATGATGGACAATTCAATTGGGTCCATTAATAACAAATCAGTCTCGGATAACTCTTGAAGGAGTTTTAATTTATATGATTTGATGAACCCCTTATTACATATCGGACACCCCATTTCTCTCATAAACACAGATGGTAGTTGGGCAAATTCTCCATGTACTGGGCATTCTAATAAAATTTTGGTATTACTATCAATATATTTAGTTTTTTGGGAAATTAGATTCTTAAATTTAGTTTTTTTAGCGTAAGACATAAAAAACTTATTTTTGTCTACAGCATTTCTTAATTGAGGCTCTACTCCTGATAACAATCTGTGAACATCAATTAAAAACTCACAGTTATTTTCATCTGTGATAAGAGCCTTTTTATCTTTTATTATATATTTTACATTGGACTCATTATATTTTCCCCCATAAATTTTTCGAACGCGGTCAAAAAAATCTTTATTAGAAATTCTTAGTTTGTTTGCCGTGTATTCATTAGCACACTTTTTACAACCATGCCCAGCTAAATGACTATTTGGTGTTTGCTCAAATTCGCCATGCTCTGGACATATAATTGTAACAGGTGTATTGGCCTTTTTATATCTCACTTTAGAATAATCATATTTATTTCCATGAGTTTTTTCAAAATCAGCGATAATATCTGCGTTTGTTCTATTTCTACCCACACACTTTTGACATCCGCATTTCATGTTTTTATGACTATATGGCGATTGCTCAAATGGTCCATGGTCAGGACATATTATAATAACTTTGTTATCAGCCCCAGTATAAATCACTTTTGAATAATCATATTTATCGCCATGAATAGATTTAAATTCTTTAATAATTTCGTTAGTCTTGTTTTTTAATTCTAAAAATTTTAAAGATTTTAAACATTTTTGACATCCACGACCCCTTATATGATTGTAAGGGGATTGTTCAAATTGCCCATGTTCTGGACATATAATTATGGCTTTACTATCGATTCCGTTATAAACCACATTTGAATAGTCATATTTATCCCCATGAATTTCTCTTGCTTTTTGGATGAATTCTTCGGTGGTTAATTTTGAACTTCTACCGCACTTAGGGCAGCCATGCCCAGCTAAATGACTATTTGGAGTTTGTTCAAAAGTCCCATGGTCTTGGCAAACAAATTCCACATTAGTTGAATCATTTATATAAATGACTTTTGAATAATCATATTTATCACCATGAATCTCTCTTGCTTTCTGGATGAAAATCTCCGTGGTTAATTTAAAATTTCTTCCACATTTAGGACATCCGTTTTTTCGATTTATATGATGATATGGCGTTTGTTCAAATTCACCATGTTCTGGGCAAACGATTTTAACTTTATAATCTATCCCTTTATATTCAGCTAACGAATAATCATACCTATCGCCATGAACTTCTCTTGCTTTCTGGATAAATTCTTCGGTAGTTATTTTTTTATACATGTTTAAATAAATAAGAAAACTATTAGACTTACAACCGCAACACCTAATGCAATAGCAGAAATACGCAACTGAAATTTAGTTATATTTGTTTGCCCCTGACTATAATGAGTTAAAATCTTAGTTTGTAATCTCAACACTTTATTTGGCGTAAGTGATTTATTATCATCCTTTAAAATATCTATTTCTTTTTCAATCTCGTCTTTAGTGATAGATAATTTTTCATATTTAAAAATGCGTAAAATATTTTTATTTGCCATATGATATGTTTTTTACAAAGATACCTAAAATAATTTGAACTTTCAAGTTTTTCGATATATTTATTGTATATAATATCATATAAAATAATATACAATGAACAAAAACAAAACAGTATTAATTAGAGCAGAAGAAAATATTCTCAATGAATATAAACTTTTATGCAAAAAACACGGTCTCAATATGAGCCAAAGGTTTCGTAATTTTATAAATGAAGAAATTAAAACATTATCAGATGCCAAAAAAAATAACGACTAAAGAATTTATTGAAATAGCCACTCTAATACATGGGGGTAGGTATGATTACTCCAAAGTTAATTACGTTAACGCGCATACTAAAATAACAATTATATGCCCAGAACATGGTGAATTTACTCAAGCCCCAAATAACCATAAATTTGGTTTTGGGTGTATTAAATGCGGATTTAACAGAACTGGTAATTCTCAGAAAATAAATCACAATGAATTATTAGAACAATTCAAAAAAATTCATGGTAATAAATATGATTATTCAAAAATTGAATATTTGGGGGATAATAAGAAAGTTATTATTATTTGCCCAGAACATGGTGAATTTAAACAAACCCCAAGTAATCATAAAAGAGGCGAAGGCTGTTCAAAATGCTCAAACAAATATATACCAACTAACGAGGAAATCATTGAAATTTTCAAAAAGGTTCACGGCGATAAATATGATTATTCTAAAATTGAATATCTAAGTATGCACAAAAAAGTTAAAATTATATGTCCTATTCATGGGGAATTTATGCAAAACCCTAATTCTCATAAGAGAGGTCAAGGATGTCCAATTTGTAATGAATCTAAAGGCGAACTAGAAATTAGAAATATATTAAATAAAAATAATATTAAATTTATTTCTCAATATAAATTTAATAATTGTAAATACAAAAAATCATTAATTTTTGACTTTTATTTACCTAATTATAATGTGTGTATTGAATTTAACGGAGTGCAGCATTATAAGCCAGTCGAATATTTTGGTGGGTTAATGTCATTTTTAATGCAAAAAGAAAAAGACAAAATAAAAGCGGAATATTGTCAAGAAAATAACATTCCGCTTTTTATTATAAATTATAACGATAATTTAACTAATAAAATAAATAGAATTATTACAACTTTATCGTAGTGTAATTACCGTTCTTATTTATAATGATGTGTTGTGCTTTACCCAATCTATCTATTACAACATGCGAATGAACCCAACTACTTGGTCCAACATTATATTCCAATCTTAATTTAGTTGATGTCCCGACAACTAAAATACCATCTTTTCTACTTGGCGTGTGCGAATGCGCGGTTACCATTTTGGTATTTAATCTTCTGAATTGAGACGCCGAACCCCTACTTCCGTTTACCCCAATATCGCCATGTGCCCCTAATTCCCAGTTTTTAACTCTAAAGCTTTCATCACGGTTAAGTGTTTTTACTTTTAACGAGCTATTATCAATAATGTACGGGATAATACCTTTTGGCGCATCATTATTAAGCAATACCTTAGCGTAATTCATATACTCCATGGAATTTTTAACATCTTTTTTCCAATCAGCATTAATAATCCATCTATCAACAAAATCATCATGATTGCTTCTTACAATAACCATATTGTACTTTTCCATCTCCTTAAGCCAATCAACCATTAAATCAATTTCACGTTTTAATGAATTGGTCCCATTTACTTCCTTTTGATACAGCTTAATAGGATTTTTCATATCATGATGACTAATAGATTTCCCATCAAATATATCGTGGATAATCGTATTCTTAGGGCTTAAGCTATCCAATAATCCTTTAGTTGCTTTTAACACAACAGGGTCTGTTTCGCCTAAATGGATATCCCCTAATATGATAGCTTCGGTTCCGTCAATTCTATTAACCTCGCCGTTTTTAACTTCATATACTAGGTCACAGAAATCACCTTCATTGTTGGCTGTTACTTGTCTAACATGAAATACGTCATCGCTCTCAATTTCAACGATTACAAAGCCCAGTGTATGGTGGAATTCTCCCTTTTTGCCAGCTTTAGAATCGGTGTAATTTTTGATGGTGCAAGCGCCAGTTGTCCACATTTTCTTGGCTTCATAGCCCTCCATTGCTGGGATAACCTCAAAATGAACCTTTGGGGAACCGAATATGCAAGAATCCGTACCGCTCATACCAGCCAAACCACTTAAAGGATTTGTAGCTGTTGGCTGTATTTTAACGTCTGACAATACGGTTAAAAATTTATGGACATTATGCCTGTTGGCATCCAAGTAAGGTAAAAATTCTTCATCCCAGAAATCAAACTTTCCATCGGTGTTGACCGATGTCGGGTTTTTGTATCTCCCAGCTATGATATGAATATCACCATCTCTGGCGTCACAATAAGCCTTAATATTCCTAAAAAGTTTACGGTGAGGAATTGTATTATTTTGTGCCCATGAGAATAATAGGACTTTCTTTTCCTTGTTTAATTCTTTTTTCTTAGCTTCTTCGTATTGTTCTGGCTCAGCATCGGTTCTTTGTTTACACCCTAGACTGACTAACCATCTTCTAACTGTTCTTTCGCATTTGCCAAAATACTTGATTAGGATGGCCATTTTGTCATCCCATGTCGTGTCTTGGTCGTAATAGATTTTCTTTGCGTATTCAATGTTTTCTTGGGTTAATTCTTTAAATTTCATTAGTTAATATTTAAACTCATATTATTGTATCGTCAAGATAAGCTTCTAAAATGTTCAACAAAACTACTAACTTTTTTCTTAATTGTCAAGTAAATTGACTTTTTTATTTGTTTTTCTTATCGCAAAATTACTAGTTTTTATTGTAAATGTCAAATATTTATATAAAAATAAATTGAATGAAGACATTAATCCAAGCATTACTTAGAAAGTTAATATCAGAATCTGACTACGTAACCACATCTAACCCAATGAGCGGTACTGAGCCACGTAAGGCATCTTATAATGATTTGGAGAGGATTACATACCAAGTTGTTAATGCTCAAAAAGAATACGGCGGAATTAAATATTTCCAAGATGCTAGGGAAGGTGATGGAACATATCTAGCAATCATAAATAAAAACGGTAAAATTACCATCAAAACACCTAATCGTTATATTGATGATAAGGAAGTTGGTGGGGTATCTACTACTAGGGTATACGATAATATTGAAGTTCCGATTAAAGCTTATTCTGGGAGTGATGATTTGCTTCAAAAAGGTAGGGGTGAAATTGGGTTACCATCCAGAAAACCTTACACTGAAAGCGGAGCCTCAGATGCTAGGATTAAAGCATATGTTATTTTTGGCGATATGATTATAGATAGAGTTAGGTCCAACATTGAAGGTCAATATGATACATATGGCGATACCGATAACACGTTTAAGGGAAAAACCCAGCAACAGATAAATAGAAAAGAATTCATTAATCAACGCGAAAAAGATAGAAGCGAAAGAGCTGCAAATAAGGGTAAAATATCCGCTTTCGGGTCTGAAGACGAGAAACAAGCTTATTTGGATAAGCAAGCAGCGTTAAGGGCTAAATATGAAAAAATGAAAAAAAGGAGATAATGTTTTAGATTAATTAAAATGTTCATTAAGCCAATCATCCACGTCATAATTATTAATGAATGCTTTAAAATCGGATGTTTCCCTAAACCCATTAGCAAGTAAGTTATTTCGAACATCTTCAACTGAATTCCCCTCATTAATTTCGAATATGGATTCCATTAATTCAAATGGATTAACGCCACACCTAGTTAATATGTCTTTAGGCATGTTATGGCTCCCAATATCATCGCTACAACAATGGTTAGTTTCCCAACATTCAATTGTTGTGAATGTAACACTAGCTGGTAAATCACCATCCGAACTGCCAAGGGCAACTGAAAAGTATAATTCTTCTGGTCTGTAGATTCTCTGAGCCATCTTATTTTTTATTATGCTTCTTAATTTCTTTGTCAATCCATTTTTGCAAATCGGTTATAACCGTTTCTTTATCTACTGAAACAATTTCCAATCTCTCGGTAGATGCCTCGCCCCAGATTAAAACATCATAACCATTATCACTAGCATACTTTTTAATGCTACCTATTTGGTCATCTATTTTTTTCTTATCCTTAACGTAGAAAACCAAAATAGGTTTATATTCTACTTTGCGTACTTTACTCATTGATTATTTGCTTTAATTCTTCAACGCTAATACAGTTGTTAATAGCAAATATAGCTTTTGCTATTTGTCCAGCTAAAGTTAGCACTTTTATTTTTTCTTGGCCTTTATAAAATTCAATCATTGGTTCATCTGACAACATTTTATTTAAAACCAACGAATCTGATATTGTTAATGATGCCAAATCGGACGCGCCTATATTGGATATTGCAGAACCAGATAACACGCCATGTGTAATAATTGCTTGAACTTGGTTAGCACCTTCTTCCTTTAATAGTTTAGCAGCCTTACATAACGTTCCACCAGTATCAACCAAATCATCGATTATAATAACATTCATTCCTTGAACATTCCCGATAAGAACCATGTCATCAACAACATTGGCCTTAGACCTTGTTTTATCAATAAGAACATACGGGATATCAAGGCCAAATTTATTTTTAAGTAAATCCCTAACTTGTTTAACTCTCTTGGCGCCTCCAGCGTCTGGGGAACATAAACACCAAGGACTGGTTATGGCTTCAGTGCTAGGTTCTTTAATCATATCCGATATGTAAGGCCCAAACAAATATTTACCTTCCATATGCGTAACTGGGATATTGAAAAACCCTTCAATTTGTTCTGCGTGCAAATCAAATGTAATTACATTGGTTGCGCCAGCATTTTGAATCATGTCCGACATTACTTTGGCACTGATTGGGGACCTAGCCCTATCTCTCTTATCTTGACGCGAATAAGGGAAGTATGGGAGAATAACATTTATCTCTTTGGCTGCCGCTCTTTTAATGGCGTCAATAGATAAGATTAATGCGATAATTTTGTCTGATGTATTAGGTGAGGTAACTAGATAAACAATATTGCCCCTAACACTGGTTTTAAAATCAACAATCATTTCCCCATCAGAGAATTTTTTAACAAACATATCACCTTTTTCCAGTGAAATGCTCGATAAACTATGGCCATTGAAGGATTTATGGTCAATGAAAGATTTAATGATGCTATCAATAAACCCATCTCTTTGGTCAATCGAAAAAATTATAGATTTCATATTATAAAATTTTAAAGTTATATACTATCACTACTAATTATCTCAAATTCAATCTGGTTGACATCTTGAAGTTTGGCCCAAAATCTGGCTCCCTTATATGGGCCGCTTTGAACCCAAAAGCTTACAGAATCAAATTCTCCAATCCCCTTTCTGATATAAATTCTATCAATCAGCAATTCGGTTCCAGCATCAAATGTTACAGGATACATAACATGCCATTGATAACCATTTAACTCGGAGCTGTAAGTTCGGATATCACTATCATTTAACTTTCTATCCTTCCAATACCAAGTTCCGTAATATGATTCTTTATCCTTACAGATGCCCAATTTAACGCCCAGTTTTTTATTCCGCTTTTCAGGGAATAAAGAAAAGTGCCAATAATCTGTTAGCCTAATTTTATCGCCAATTGATGGAATGCAAATTTTCATAGTTCTTTTGTTTAGTTCTTAAACATGATGTTGGCCTCAGCACTTTGAGCCGCACTCGTTAGAGCCACAAATTTCTAATTTCCAATCCACTTTCCATATAAATCCCTTATATTCAGTTTTTTTCATTTTAACCAAATTATAATGTAATGTACCCCTCCCAAAATTATTGAAATTTTCAGCTTGAATCATATTATCATGAGATTGGATTAAAAAGCCATTCATGTCATATTGTTCTAATTTAATTGAATTATGCGACTTTAATTTTTTATTTTTTAAAGTTTTACTTATTTTTTCTTTAGTTTCCTCGGATACTTTGTTGGTTCCATTTTTTTCTCTCGTCTTTTTTCTTTTTTCAAACGTTTCTTTATTTCTTCTACTATCCAAAAACACCTTAGATGTTTTACAGGTTTTTTTCTGTTTTTCTATGGATTCTTTAGTTCTTTTTCGTCCCATATTAGATTCACTATTTTTTTTATTTGTTTCATCACTTCTTTTAATTCCAGTAATAGCTTTTCTTATTTTTTCTTTAGCTTCATCTGAATGTTTATACCCTAATGGCGAACCAGCAATCTTTAAAATATTGTATTCTGGGTTCAAAAAATCTATCCATTTTTGTTCATTTTCAATTAAGAAATATTCATCCGTAATAAGTTCAAGAACATTAAAAATAAAGGCACTAATCCCATATTTATTGAAAGCCCTTTGTAAATAAGGCGAGTGATGATTTCCTTTTTCCAAATCGTATAAATGTTCTCTTATACGCCTTTTTAAATTAACAGTACTTCCAATATATCGTTTACCATTTATTTTATTTTGAATTTCATAAATACATTTGATTTTTTTCATAAATATTGTTTATTTATAAATATCCTGTATTTATATAAACCTGGTTTAAATTTCGATTTTTTTCCAATCTCTATGATATGTAGCCGTTTTATATGTCCCAGCATTAAATTGGCCAGTATATAAAACGATATCCAATGCGTATGGCAACTCACCTAACAACTTTTTCATGTAAATAAGTTGTTCATCAGTCCAAGGGGCTTTTACTTCATCATCCCAAGGGTCGACATCCAGATTAACCTCTTCTGGCTTACCGAATAGGATTAGAAACATATCCGCAAAAATTTCGGGATTACCGAATG